CTTCGTTAGAACTATGTTTCAGCAAAAAACTGGTGATAATTCTTTTGAAGCCATGGCAAGGAGATAAAGAACCTTCTGTGCGGAGATGGGAAATCATTCCTTCACTCCCTCTGCTTGCGCGCTGAGTCCGGCTGCAAATTGATCCTGAGGTCCAATATCGAGGAGCATGCTGGGGCGTGTATCTGGCTTGAAATTGTCTTGTCGCCATTTGTTTAGCGCGTACATTTCGATCTGTGTTTCAGCGATGATGACCAACTGGCCTTTACAATTGATTGTCGCGTTCATCATGCCTCCCGCTTATCCATTGCTGCACCAATCTCTGCAGCAGCGCGGACGATGGCGCGGCGGTATGCAGCGGCACGATCATTACCATCAGGCTCGTGAGGCCACATCTCAAGTGAGGGGTGACCGGCGATAATTGCATTTCCGTCGAGCCGCTCAACTATCAAATCAAGCTGAGATTCGAGTTGGTCAGCCTCGTCATCATCCTGCAATGGGTTCCATACGTCACCGCTTGCTTGTTCAATCCCCGCACTATCGATGCTCCAGAAATAATGACCTTTGATTCCGGTGGCCTTTGCCGCCAGCTCCAACAGTTCGCGATCAGTTCTGTCAGTCATAGGACCTCCCGCTTCGCCAGTGTTGCGTCGATGGCGAACTGATACGGATGCCCCAACGTCTCAAGCAAGTCACGAGTTGCCATCATCATGTTTGTGCTGGCGTCGAAATAGTCGGCATCTGGTGTATTGGCAGCCTCGCACATTGAATCAATGCGGGCATGCACAGTCTTGGCTTGTTTTGCTACCTTGTCCGCATCCCGCACAAACTGCGCGGCGTGCTGGCGGGCGTCTTCTGCGATGCATAAGGCAACCGCCGTCGCACCCATCTTCACAAGACGGTCTTTTCTTTCAGCATCATCTGCGCCTACCCATCGAGTGCCGCCGACTGACGCGATATGCTTTGCGGGCCAGTCTACGCGCCACGCCACAATAGGCAGCTCCCCGCTAGGCGCGGTCTTCGGCACCACCCCTGTTTCAGCACTGGCGCGGCTTTCAGGAATGGTACCGACATTGATGGCGGTACCATCCAATGCATCCGCGATCTGTTCTGCCAGCTTTGGCGGTACATGGATCAGGTCGTTATGAAGCCGGCGGCGTAGCCATGAGGCCATATCCCCGGCCTTGGTCAGCACCCCTGCTTTAGCACCGGCAGGGCTTTGCGGCTCATCAAACTGGTTTTGGTCACCACTTTCGTGTCCGGCAGGCTCGGCCTTGGTCTGCTCCAATTTCTTGATGCGCCGATCAGCATCGCTGTCTGTGATGTATTCACCGCCGAGGATAGCGAGCGCCATTACACGCGGATCGTTGGCGCTAGAATGCTCGCCTACTTCTACGCGGAAGTGCTCACCTACGGCGTTTGCCAAACGGGTGCCGATCTCTTCTGCGTGATCGCGTTCGGCCATGGTCCGCGTATGCGCATCGCTTTCGCGTTGGAGATGAGCTTGAGCCTGCTCCTGATCTGCAATTCGGTCGAGAGCCGCAGCAGCATGATTTACCGTTGCATATGCACCAGCGTGCAAATCAACCAGCTCGCGTAGATCGGCAGCCAGCCGCCGCAAGTTTGTCGTGTCGAGTTTCATTGTGGGCCTTTCTTGAAAACGAAACGATTTCTTGTTTCAAACGCTCCGGCTGCTCCCGACGCAGGAAACCGACGCTTCATGTATTCGTTGTTCACAATTCGCCACAGGGCCGGCGCTTCCGCATCTTTCTGGATTCTCCCAAGGAAGTCGTCAGAAAAAGTGCAGTTCATGTAAGCGATACCGAAGCATTTCAATCCGCCGTCTAGCTGCTCTGCCGTTGCTGTCACCGCAAGCTCAAAGAACTCTTTAGCCATGACTTTCAAGCCAGAAAAATCCGTCTGAATTGATCCGAAAGTGCTCATTGGTCGCCCCCTTCCTGCGCTGGCTGGGATTGAAGCGTATCGGAGCAGATCAGGTGGTATCGTTCGCCGCACTTTGGGCATGCCGCTGACATCGTGCCAACATGATCGCAGTCAGGGCATTTGTCCTCGGCTGGTGCGTCACCTGTCCAGCCGCAAGTATTGCAAGATGCGCGCGCTGCATCGTCATCATTGAGGCCATAGTGACCGCAAGAATGGCATCCCCTGCACTCCACAAACAACTTGACCGTCCCTTGCTCGCTGGCCGGCACCTGACTTGCGTTAAGCGCACTTGACGCTAATTCATTTGCGTTAAGTGGGGTGGATGAAAGGGAGCGGATGGCGCGGGCGATATCTACGAGGTAGGGAGGTTCATCAGCTTCGTAAAGCGTTCTCACTGCTTCCTCCGCTTCCTCCAGCGCCGCACTGCGCATATCGACTATGTTGAGGGATGCACAATCTTGCGCATCAGACAGCAAGATATACATGCCATCCTGATGCGGCACCATTTCGCCGGTATATCGATCTGGATAATAGCGCTGACATTCGGTAACGTCGCCAGTCAGCCCCGCACCAAGAGGCTCGCTAGAGGCTCCACTGCGAACAGCGGCGGGTTGGGTGAACTGCTTGAACATGTTACCGAAGGTGTCTTGCTGGATGCCCGCGTTCCGCATCACATCTTTTGCATCGAGGACTTCTAGCAAGATGTCCATCCTGTCCCGCTCTACCTCTTCCACCGCTTGGGCGGCGGGGTGGGCGTAGAGTTTTCGGTATTCGAACAGATGCGGCGATGTGCCGTAGTTGGCCTCCTGACCAGGCAGTAAATCGAACCAGTCTTCATTTCCGATTGTGCGGCCCTGCATGACAACTTCCTGCCCCGCTTGGGCGGCGGGCGGCGTCGGGGCGGCTGCGAAATAAAGTTCTTGGATGTTGAGTAGATGCGGATGTTTTCCACCTGCCTTAATTCGGCAACGCTCTGCTTTTTCCTTGCTCGTAAAGAATCCAATTTCATTGGAGATTTTTTCTCCGACTGTCACAACATACGCAACTGGCTCAGTCGCCACCGGCTTGTTGTCTTGTTCGCTCATTGCTTCACCTCAAATTTTCAATGGCTCGGAGCTGGAGCGCCGAGAGTTGCATCAGGCTGGAAAGCCGCTCTTGTAGTTCGGTCTTGGTGGTGCCAGGGGATAGCTCGGGGGGTCATGCTGCATCCCTCATGGAAGAGCGGCGCAGCGCAGCATCAATACGCTTGCCGATCCAGCGCATGTTTTTCACGCACATGCTGTTACCTAGCGCCTTATATCTAGGGCCATCGGCAGACATTTGCCACAATTGGCCGTCGATCACCTCGTATTCGTAAAGCTTGCTGCGCTTTTTGGCTTTTTTCACGGGAATGCGTGTATAGCCGTCGGGAAAATCCTGTAGTCGCTCACACTCAACGGGCAGGAGGCGGCGGACTTCCATGCCATGAATAGCAACGTTCGGCCCAAGTGAAGTATCGCTGTTGTCGGCCTGCTTGCCGTAATTTCCAGTCAAGCACTGCGCAACTTCACGCACGGCATAGACAATCGGCTGCCCTCTACTCGTTCCATCCTCGCTAGCATCGAAACCTTCGGCCTTGAGCGTGCGGGTCACTTCGCCGGTTACACATACGGCTTGTGCCTGTGGGCTTGACGATCCAAGTGCGCCGAAAACATCGGTGCTGCTGACAGTGTCCTGTCTGCTATCAAATGCAATTGCTGGTGCATAAGCAACCGCCAGATGGCCGCCGCCGTTGGCATGAGATTTCGCGCTATTAATGGACCGCAACGTGCTGGCAATCTCGCCTACGCCGAAGCCGCTCTGACCGCTGGACTTACAATCAAATGCAATCAAGGTATCGAGGCCATCACCACGCGGGCGCTCAACACTTCTCGTTACGGGTGCAGCAATGTATGGCGCAAGCACATGCGGCTTGTCTCCGCCTCCGCTGCTGGCCCGCAGGCACCCAGCAACCTCGTCGCCCAGCTCTGCTGTAGCCCCGCCATCACGTCCACGGAGTGCAACGCTGTATGCCGCAATTGGTGCCTCGTGATTGCAGGTCAGTGTTGGGGCCCGATCGACAGAAATCTCAGCGCCACCTTGTCCGTGCGCCATGCAAGTGACTGGCTGCAGGCCTAATCCGCACTCGCCTTGGACTCCGCCACGGCGCGCAGCGCTTGCTCTAACTGTGCCGGCAACGTCTTCCCTCGCTTCTCGGCTCGGCGCAGTATCCCGGCGCACGCCGTCGAACTCAAAAAGTATTTCTGTGGGATTGAAGTCTTCACGAGCACTTGCGACAACGAACACACGTCGGCGTCGTTGGGCCACTCCGAAATATTGGGCATCGAGGACTCTCCACGCGATTGCTCTTTTGGGGCCAAACACACAACCAGCGTTCGCCCACTTTCCCCCTGGCGGGACGAGCGCGCAATCTTCGCCGGCAAGCGCTCCCAGAAAGCAGCCGAATGCATTGTCACTGCTGGATAGGACGCCTGGGACGTTTTCCCACCAGACTGTGCAGGGAGGGAGTCCGCGAATAGTTCGAGCTGCATCAATTTCATCTGCGAGTTCCACGAAAGAAAGGGTTAGTTGACCGCGCGCGTCTTCCAAGCCAGCGCGTAGGCCGGCAATGGAAAACGCTTGGCAAGGAGTGCCGCCCACCAGCACGTCTGGAGCCGCCACCAGACCATCTCGCACCATGGCGGCGATCTTTGTCATATCGCCAAGGTTTGGAACGTCTGGATAGTGGTGCGCAAGAACCGCTGAAGGAGACGCCTCAATCTCGGCAAACCATTCAGCTTCCCAGCCCTCTTGGTGCATTGCTACTGTGGCCGCTTCTATGCCACTGCATATCGAGCCATAGCTAACAAGGCCATCTTCGCGATTCATGCGGATACCTTCCCACCCAGCGCCGCGACCAGATCGGCCAGCAGCTTATTCACCTCGCCGGTGAACAGCATGAATTCGCCATCAAAGCGCTCATCGTCGTTCTTGGTGGTCACGTCGCTGTCTTCCTTGAGCACGTCCAGCAGGGTGATTTTCTTGAGCGAGAGGCTTTCGGTCAGAACGAAGGAAATGCGATCGTTCCATGTCAGCGCCAGGCGCGTGCATTGCTTGCCGCCCTCGATGCGCTGGCGCATGTCTTCTGGCTCAAGGGTGTGACGGACGTATTTGAC